TGGCATCGCAACGGCGCATGCCGACGGCCTTGATTTCGAGCTGGAAGACCTGGCCCTCGTCGGGCTCGGCCGCGGCGGCGACGCCACAGTCGAAAGCGGAGAAGATCTTGCTGCGCTCGGCTCGATCGCGGGGGGCGAGCATGGAGGCGGTTTCGTGACGGTGGGCGGTGACGTCGAGGGAGGTGGCGGGAATGATGGCGGTGGACATGGGGCGGGAGAGGTGGGTGGTTGGAGTCAGTTGGAGCCGGAGTGGAGGGGGTATCCGTTGAGGGGCTTTGCGGAGGTGGTGGGGTCGCCGCATTCGAGGCCCATGGACTGAAAGAGGCCGATCAGGGTGTAGGCCTGGTCGAGGCTGATGAGAACGGGAGTGCAGGGGGCGTTGAGGCGGCGGGCGTGGAGGTCGGCGAGGTGGTTCTTGAGATGGGTGAAGATGCCTTCGAGGCGTTCGGTGGTGGTGGCGGGCGCGGTGGGGCTCATGCAGGGACTTTCTTGCTGTAGGTGGTGAGGTCGGAGAGGGCGTTGTCGCGGAGGGCGCGGTGCTCGAGGTCGTCGAGCTGGGCGAAGAAGGGGGCGGCAACGCTGACGAGACGACGGGCGGCGGGGGTGAGGCGATCGGGCCGGGGCAGGATGGCGCGCTGCTTGACGCGGCCGAGGAAGGAACAGGGCCAGTCGCTGCGGTGGAAGAGCGGGGTGCCGAGTTCGTCTTCGAGCTTGCGCAGATTGTAGATGACGGCACGGCGTTGCGTGCTGTGGGCGGCGGCGACGCGGTCGAGATCGAAGTTGTGATAAACGAGGGAGACGAGGAGGTAGAGGCGTTCGAGGTTGATGCGCTTTTTCATGGGATGGGCGGGAGAAAAAATCATGCGGGGTGAAATCATGCAGGGGTCAGCGAGGGAGGGCGGCGAGTTGGGATTGGAGGCGGAGCAGTTCGGATTCCTTGGCGGTGATGGCGGCCTGGACTTCGGCGCGGCGCTTGGCGCGCTCGGCGGGGGCGAGGCGGACGCCGCTGGACTGGCTGGCCCACGACTGCTCTTCCAGATTGGCCTTGGTGCGCCATTCGTTGAGGACGCGCTTGGCATCGTCGATCTGGCTTTCGAGGGCGGCGCGGCGGACGCGAAGGGCCGCGGCCTCGGTGCCGGGATCGACAACCGGGGCCGCGGCGGGTGCGGGACGCGTCGGGGCGGGGATGGAAGGGGCGACGGAAGGCTGGGGCGCGGCGGTGGGGATGGCATCGAGGCGGGCTTCGAGTTCGTCGATGAGCTTGGTGAGGCCGTCCATTTCGCGCTGGGCGGATTCCAGCTCGGCGAGGGTGGTCTCGTATTCGTGTTCCAGCGGTTCGAGCCGGGCGAGGTGGGCGGTCTTGAGGGCGGTGATCTCGGCGTCGTGGGTGGCGCGGAGTTGGCGGATCTGGCCCAGGTGCCAGACGTAGGAGGCGACGGCGAGGACGAGGATGACGATGGCGGATTTCATGAGGCGATGTGGTTGGTTTGGGTTTGGGGAGAATGTTCTACTCGCGTAGAGAAATTGTCAGTTTGAACAGGTTGGTTAGTTCTGGCCAATGCCGGATTCCTGGTCGGCGAGGAGGCCTTCGACGGCGAGGCGGTCGATGAGAGACTTGCTGACGCGGTCGCCGCGAAGGACGTAGAAAAGGTGGGGCTTGGTGCAGCCCACGACGGCCGCGGCTCGGCCGTAACTGACGCCATCACGGAGACGGTGGGGCGGCTCGGGGGTCCGATTCATCTTGCCTTTTGGGCGGATTTCTGTCATAGGGCGGGAAAGGTGAATGTTCAGAGGTTGAATTTTTCCAGATCTGGAAACCGTTACTAGGAACGGTCCAGATTTGTAACTGTTCCACGTTTGGAACGCAACAATTATTTTTCCGAAAATGGAAATTTGTCCCGAAAAGGTCGGTCAGAGGCTCCGTCAATGTGCGGAGTCTCGTGGGCTGTCGCAGACGGAGGTCTGCCGCCTGACTGGCTTTGCCACCGGGACGATGTCGCGGTATTTCAACGGAGCGTCTCTCCCGAAAAGCCAAGAGCTGCTGGAGCTCGCTAAGTTCTTCGAGGTCTCGATGGAGTGGCTTCTGACGGGAGAATCGCGGGATCCGGGGGTGCTTCGCGTGCGGGAGGATGCCGTGGCCTACGACGTGCAAAAGCGGAGAACGCTGGAGACGGCCGCGAAGGAGCTGGAGGAGATTGTGAAAACGCTTCGGGAGATGGACTGCTGATCGCGCCTGTTCCAATGAACAATTTCTCTACGCGAGTAGAACAATCGCGATGTAGGAACGCAAGCTCTACGCGCGTAGAACTTGCTCCCCCTCCCCCATCCTGCTAAGATCGCGCCATGTTCCTCGGCATCCCCAAACAAGCTTGGTTGGTCTTCGGAATCTTGGCGGCCTTTATCGGCGGCATGTTTCTCTGGGCGGTGTGGAACGTGGAGCGCAGCAACGCGAACCTTCGCAAGGAGCGGGAACGGGGTTGGGACGGCAGTTATCTCTACGGCGATCCGAAAAAGTGACGGCTCTTTTGACGCTTGACGCGTGGAAAGGCGCGGCAATCGTTTGAACATGGTCGGACCCGTTCAGGGGGATCTCTTTCGCGGGCTGCGGCTCCATACGGAGCCGTCGGGCAAACTGCGGCTGGAGGGCACGGTGAACCTCGCCGCGGCCTACACGGGTCTCTCGCGCCAACAGATCTACGAATACATCGAGCAGGGCGAGATTACGGCCCGGTCGCCGGGGGAGGAAACAAAGTTGGCGCTGACGAAGGATGTGCGTGGACGGCGGCGCGGGTTCAAGAAATTTCTGGACATGCGGGATGTGTTTCGCATCGCGTATGGGGAAGAGGAGGCGCGGAAGATGCTGAAGCAACTCGGGGTCGATCCTGGCTTGAATTGAGGGACAGAATCATGGGGGGTGGAATCATGGGGAAGGTGGACTGAGGCGAACGATGATCTGCGCGGATTGACGCGGATTGTTTTCGGAACGGCGGTTTTTGTCTGTGGTCTCTGCTCTGTCGGCGGGGGCTTTGTCAATGGGGGGATGGGTGTGGTTTGCTGCACCCATGTCCGAGGAAGCACCGGAGAAAAAGCGCAACCCGTTCGCCAACCTGGCGCGGGTCCTGATCGGGGCGGGTCTGCCTGCGATCGGCACGGCGGTGGCGGGTCCGGCCGGTGGCATCGTCGCGGCGACGGTGGCTCGCCAAGTCTTCGGCCGCGAGGACGTGGAGCCGGATGCGGTGGCCTCGGCGGTGGCGAGCGGCGCGGCCCCGGAGGCGATCGTGAAGCTCCAGGAGATCGAGGCCCGGCTGAAGGAGAAGCAGCTCGAGGCGATGACGGCGGAGTCGGCGGAAGTGACGCGCCGGCATGAGATCGACATGGCGAGCGATTCGAAGCTGTCGAAGACGGTCCGGCCGGGCGGGCTGTGGCTGCTGGTGGTGGCCTTCGTGCTTTTCGTGTTCATCGCGGCGTTTCTTGGTGCGGTGGAGAAGGCGGAGGATTTCCGATTCTACGCGGAACTGCTGAAAGAAGCGGTGCTGTGGTGGGGCTCCATCTATGTGGGCGTCCGCACGACGGAGCGCCTCGCGCCGGTCTTCAAGATGGGAGGGGGCAAGGCATGAACGAGGTCCTCTTCCTGACGGCGGGGCTGGGTGCTCTGGTGATCGCGTTCGCGGCGGGCTTCGTGACGCGATCGGGTCGCGAGCGGCGGCTGAATGAAGTGACGGAGCTGGCCTTCCAAGAACTGGCGCGGCGTGACGAGGAGGCGCGGCGGCGCATCTCGGCGCTGGAGCGCCAACTGCAACTTTCCAACGAATGAGCGACGAACCCCAACAGGTGCTCGGGGAAATCCCGGGTCTGGTGGACTGGCTCCTGGCGGAGGCGGCCCGGCGCGATGCGCTGATCGCCTCGCTGATGGCGCGAGGCTACGGGGTCAGTGCGCCGAAGGCTAAAATTGTTGAGGCTGCTGAGGCGGTAGCCCAACCCAGGGAGAAAGCGGCCCCGGCCGTGGAGCCCGACGAGGTCGAGGCGGTTGCTGGTTCCTCCGCATCCCTCATCGCGGCGATGAAGCGGCTGGGGCATTCTCTCTTTGAAAGCGACGCGAAACCCTACAATCTGAATATCGTGGCGGTGCGCGACACGTCGCCGACGCTGGACGCGTATGGATGCCGTCTTTATGTGCTGTGGCGCGAGGCGGGGAAATGGATGTCGCGCGACTGGGCAATCACGACCTACCCGGGATCCCATTACCTGATCCGGCGTCTGCTGTCGCGCAAGGGCTGCGCAATCCTGAAGGAAGGCCAGTATCGCGGGGCGTATGCGATCGATCTGCACCGCGAGCTGTATCGCGCCCTGTGCCAGCGGCTCGGGTCGGTGACGGTCTACCGGGACGGGAATCGGAACCGGACCTTTGATCTCGATCCGGCAAAGACGGAAACGGGCATGTTCGGAATCAACGTCCATGCGCCGGTGACGCTGGGCGCGGGGGTGAGGAACTACGTGGACAACCTGGTGGACTCGTCGAGCGCGGGGTGTCTGGTCTTCCGCGCGGTGCGGGAGTTCGAGGAATTCATGGGGCTGGTGACTGAGGCGGCGAAACACTGGGGCAATGCCTTCACGCTGACGCTGATCAAGGACACGGATCTCGTCGCGCGGCCGGTGGAGACGAAGCCCTTCACGGTGGGGCCGGATGGGATCGCGCTGGTGAAACATTTCGAAGGATGCCTGGAGCCGGTCGGCAATGGCACGTTCAAGGCCTACGCGGATCCGGCCCACGGGTGGAACGTACCGACGATCGGCTGGGGCACGATCGCCTACGAAGACGGGCGCAAGGTGCGGCGCGGCGATGTGATCACGCAGGACCGCGCCGATGAGCTGCTGGCGTGGGAGCTGAGCCAGAAGGCGGCGGAGGTGAAGCGGCTGGTGACGGTGCCGCTGAACCAAGGGCAATTCGATGCGCTGGTGTCGTTCGCCTACAATCTGGGCGGGGGCAATCTGCGGGAATCGACGCTGCTGCGGAAACTGAACGCGGGAGACGTCGTGGGCGCGGCGGAGGAATTCCCGAAGTGGAACAAGGCCGCGGGGCGCGAGCTGCTCGGCCTGACGCGGCGACGGATGAGCGAGCAACGGCTCTTTCGAGGAGAGCGGCCGTTCATCGTGACGCTCGATGAGGTGAAGCGGCTGGACTGAGGGGGAGACAAAATCATGGAGGGTAGAATCATTTTTTTTGAACCACTGAACCACTGAACCACTGAATTGATGAACGACATCGCTCCCTCTCCCCAATCGGTCGCGGCCTGGAAGGCTCGCGCGGACAAGATCATCTCGATGAATGCGGCGATGGGGCTCGCCCAGGCGGAACTCGAGGCGAAGCTGAAACCGATCCGCGAGGCGCATGAGCCTGAGATCGAGAAACTCAAGGCGGAGCTGAAGAAGCTGACGGCGGAGTTTGAGGCGTTCGGGATCGAGAACGCGGATGTCCTTTTTGCGGACGGGTCGGAGATCCGGACGAAGATCGCGGTGATCACGGGCAAGGTGAACCCGCCGTCGGTGGAGATGGGCGAGGGATGGACCGAGGCCGAGGTGATCGAAAAGCTCGAAGGCCACAAACACACCCGCGGCTTTGTGGCGGTGAAGAAGTCTCTCGACAAGGCGGCGCTGAAGAAGGCGCTCAGCTCGGGCACGGTGATGATCTGCGACCTGCTGCTGCAATGCGGGGTCGGCTTGCGCCAGGGCTTTTCGGTGAAGGTGACGGGCAAGGGCGACTGAGCCGGGCCGCACCGCTGCGAATCGAATCCTCGAACGAATGGGACTGACCAAGACATACGCGACGAACATCCTCGCCCAGCTCCGCGGCCGGAAGTGGAACGGGGAGGATGCGGAGGTCTATCTCTACACCCGCCTCGAAGGCGAGGACGGGGAACCGGCCTGGACGCTGGAAGAGGCCTCGAAGCGGCTGCAAGGAAAGCTGCGCCGTCGCGTGATTCCCTCGGTGATCTCGAAGTGGCTGAAGGAAGAGCGCGCGAAGCGGCGGGCGAAGGATGATTACGAGTTCGTCCTGAATGCGACGCTGGCGTTTTTCAAGGACCGCGGCAGCTCGGTGACGGAGCTGGAGCAGATCGCGGACTGCACGGTGGTCCAGATGATCGCTCGGACGCTGAAGGAGGAAGGCGTGGAGGAAGCGGTGAAGGTGATCAATGCGATGACGTCGTTCCTGAACGCGCTGACGAACCGAAGCGCGCTGCGCCAGCGGTCCACCGAATGGACGGAGCGCACGGAGAAACTGAAGGGCGAACTGGAAGCCCTGCGCAAGAAACTCAACAAACCCGGCGGATCGACGAACCCGAGCGATCACATGGACCAGGTGATCGGGTTGGTGGACCAAGTGATGGGCCTGGCGCGATGAAACTTTTCCTGATCCTGATGGCAGCCGTCCTTTCATCTCCGAAGATCGACCGCGCGGAGCGCAGCGGTTACTTCCTGCCTTATCAGAAGGACTGGATCCTCTGTCACGAGCGGAAGGCTCTGTGTGAAAAGGCGGTGCGGGTGGGGTGGACGTTCGCGGATGCCTTCAAGCAGGTGCGCAAGCGGCTCCAGACTCCGAAGCGGGATTATCTTTTCGTGACGAAGGATCAGCCCACGGCCTTTGAATACGTGGACACGGCGTATCGCCATCTCCAGATCTTCAACCTGACCAGCTCGGTGCTGACGCACGGGACGGAGGAATGGAGTGTGCCGGTCTTCGGCGAGGATGGGAAGGACACGGGCTTTCAGGAAAAGGTGACGGTGGGCCTGATCAAGCTGGACAACGGGAGCCGGATCATGGCCTTCAGCTCGAACCCGAACGCGGTCCGCGCCTACGGCGGGGACGTGGGATGGGACGAGGCGGCTTTCCACCCCAACGCTCGGAAGATGTGGGCGGCGCTCCAGGGCCGGGTGCGCTGGGGCTTCGACCTCGGGGTGTGGAGTTCGCACCACGGCGACGACACGTTCTTCAATCAGCTCTGCGAGGTGGCCCGGGATCCGGGGAATGGGTGGGCGTATTTCAAGTGCGACATTTACCGGGCGATTGCGGAGGGCCTTGTCGAGAAGATCAACGAGGTGAGCGGCACGGAGATGACTCGGGCGGAATTCCTCGAAAGCTGTCGGGCGGACGCGATCCTGCCGGAGATCTTCGCCCAGGAATACGAGCTGCAACCGATGGGCGGGCTCGACGCGGCGGTGGCGTGGGAGCGACTGGTGGCGTGCCGCGATGATTACACGATGCCAACGGCCCACATCGCGGACGCGCGGGTGGCGGATCTGTTCGGACGGCCCGGCGACCCGGGTCGCAAGAAAGCGGTGAGCCAGTGGCTGCGCCAGCAATTCCCGGATCTCTACGACCGCAGCCATGGCAAGGGCGGACGGCGCTGGCGAATCGGCTTCGACGTGGCGGCCTCGGGTCGCGGGCACCTCGCGGCGGTGACGGTGGTGCAAAAGGCGGGGCCGCGCTACGTGCCGCGGGCGATGGTGACCTTTCAGACGGAGGACTGGGATGTGATGGAGTTCGTGGTGGCGTGCCTGCTCAGCGAGATCCCGGGCGAGGTCCGGGGCGCGGGGGACGAGACGGGCCTCGGGCGTCAGATCTGCTGGCGGTTGGCGAGTCTCTACGGCCAGCAATTCGCGGGGGTGAATTTCTCGACGGCGAAGAAGGATCTGGGGACCTCGCTGATCGCGCATGTCACCGATGGGTCGCTGCGACTGCCGAAGGATCCGGACGCGCTGATCCATGACCTGCACGCGGTGCGGAAGGTGTTTTCGAACGGGCGGCTGGTGTTCCTCGAGACGAAGAACCCGGTCCTTCCAGAATCGCATTGTGACCTGGCCTGGTCGCTGATGCTGGCGATCCACGCGGACCAACGCGGGGTGGAGCCGTGGGTGCTGAGCCTGAGCTGAGACAGAATCATGAGGGGTGAAATCATGGAGAAAACGGAGGGGATGAAAAAAGGGCGGTTTTTCGCCCTTGAAACCCCCTCTTGGCGGTCTCCACACCCGACCACCCCCACCGATCGCGTACAAACGCCTTTTTAACGCATTCTAACGCAACCCCGGATGACGAAGACCTCCCCAGTCCGCCAATTTTTCCGAAACCCGGTGAAAACCGTCGGTTTCGCCCTCGCGGCGGCGGTCGCCAAGAGCGTGCCGAACAACTGGTTTCTCCGGGGCGATGACGGCCCGTCGTCGGGGCCGGGGACGTCGCTGGGGGATCCGTATGCGGAAAGCTCCTGGGTGTTCGCGGCGCTGAACCTGATCGCGGACCCGATCACCTCGGCCAAGCTGAAGATCCTGACGGCCCCCGGGGGCGAGCTGATCAATGACGCGACGCTGGACGCCTTCTGGACGGAGCCCGCGCGATCGGCTCATGAGAAGATGGGGATGGAAATGCTCCTCGCCCTGTCGGTGATGTGCCGGGGGGTCCATGGGCGCGCCTTCTGGGTGATGGATGATTCGTGGCTGGCGGCCTCGCCGATGCTCTACCAACCCCTGATCGTGGCGAGCGACAAGCAGATGTCGCCCCTGATGGACGGGCGCGAGCTGAGCGGGTGGATGTATCGCGGGGCGAACGGGGCGATGACGACCTTCCTGAAGGAACAGGTGATCAACCTGCGCCTGCCGAACCCCGGGGATCCGGACAGCCTCGACGGGGTGCCGCCCTGGAAAGCGGCAAAGACGGCGGCGGAGTCGGCAGTGGCCGCGGGGCAGTTTTCGAAGCGGACGATGGACCAGAACGGCGACCGAGGAATGATCGTGGTCGTGGAAGGCGGAGCGCCCACGCCGGAGCAGCGCATGGCCTTCATCCAGGAATTGCGCGAGCGGCGACGTGCGGCGGCGCGGGGAGAGTTTCGCGATTCGATCTTTGGCGGAAACGTCCGGATCGAAAGCCCGACCCTGTCGGCGATCTCGGCGGACTTCCGCAGCCAGGCGGAGATGACGCGCGAAGAGATTTTCGTGACCTTCGGGGTGCCGCCATCGATGGCGTCGAAAGCGGCGAGCTACTCGGTCGGCGCGGCCTCGGACTGGTATCGGCTGATCACTGGCCCCTGTATGAAGGAGGCGCGGGCGCTGGCCTCGGCGGTGGCGCGGGTCAGTGATTACCTGCTGGGCAATCGCAGCCTGGCGCGCGAGATCGCGGGATCGGCGCGGGCGACGGGGCGCTGCTACGCGGAATTCGACTTTTCGAATCACCCGGTGATGGCGACGGTCCGCGAGGAGCGGGTGAAGTCGCTCAAGGATCTGGTGACGATCGGGGTGCCGGTGTCGGTGGGGAATGAATTCCTCGCGATGGGCCTGCCGGAATTCGACGGATGGGACGAGCGGCTCCTGCCGATGTCGCTGCAACCCGTGGGCACGGACGAGCCCACCCCGGACCCGGCCCCGGCGAAGGGCGCGGATCTGGAGACGCTGGTGCGCCAGTGGTCGGCGAAACGCCGCGGCCTGAGCGAGGCGGCGAAACAAAAGGCGCGGCTCGATCTGTGGAAGCAGGTCGACGGGGCGCGCAACGCGGACCGGGCGAAGGTGAAGAAGGTGGTGACGAAGCACCTGATGAAGGCGCGGGCGGAGACGCTGGCGAATCTGGCGAAGGTGGGCGATTCCCTGCCGAAGTCGGGAGTGCCCGACGCGGAGATGCGGGCGGGGGTGTTCGAGATCGTCTTCAATGTGGCGAACTGGGCGACGGGGCTGTGGAATGATCTCGGCAGCGTGATCGGGGCGATTTTTGGCAAGGCCGGGAAACAGGCGCAGGACGAGATCGGCGACGAGACGCCCGGCGACTTCGATCCCATGGACGAGACGGACCCGCGCGTGATCCAGCACCTGCGCACGCGGCAGAACCTGATCCGGCAATCGAGTGATGAGATTCACCAGGATCTCATCCGCTCGCTGGAGGAAGGACTCCAGGAAGGCGAGACGCTCGATCAACTGACGGCCCGGGTGCGGGAGGTCTTCACGGGACTGGCGAAGCACAAGGCCGAGGTGATCGCGCGGACGGAGACCGGGGCGGCCTACGAGACGGCGCGCTACCTGACCTTCAAATCTGCGGGCATCCAGAAGAAGGGATGGCTGAGCGGCGGCGAGGACGGGGTGACGCGCGAGACGCACCAGGCGGCCGACGGACAGAGCCGGGGCATCGATGAATTTTTCGAAGTGGGCGCGGCCCGGCTGCTGCACCCCCACGACCACGCGAACGGAGCGGCACACCCCGAAGAGCTGATCAACTGCCGCTGTGTCCTGACCGCCGAAGCCTGATTTACCCCATGAGCACCGAAACCCTTTCCCGAACCCTCGCCCCCGAGATCCGCGTGCTGAATGCGGAGAAGGGACTCGTCGAATACATCGCGAGCGACGAGACGCTCGACAGCTACGCGGAAATCATCCGCGCGGCGGGCTGGCGATTCGACCAGCGGTTCACGAGCAACCCGGTCTTTGTCGATTCGCATTCCTACTGGGGGATCCGCGACGTGCTTGGCAAGGTGGTGGAGTGGAAGGTGGATGGGAAGAAGCTGGTCGAGGTGGTGCAGTGGGCCATCGACGTCAGTGAGAACGCGCTCGCGAAACTCGGCTTTGAAATGACCGCGAAAGGGTATTTGAAGGCCGTTTCCGTGGGCTTCCTGCCGGTGCGATCGGTGCGGCGGGAGGACACGGACTTTACCCGGTGCTGCGATGAGATGGGCCTCGACCAGGGCGCGCGCGATTCGGTGCGGCGGATCTTCTGGGAGCAGCAACAGATCGAGCTGAGCGCCTGCGTCATCGGGGCGAACCCGGCGGCGCTGGCGAAGGCCTACGACGACCGCTCCATTGAACGCGGACTGTTCGACGGGGTCGGACTCGGCGGCGACGAGGGCGCCGAGGTGATCGGCGTCGCGGGCGGCATCTTCGAACGGCACCCCGATGAGGCGGTGCGAAAACTGGCGGCGCTGACTCTGCGCAGCTTCGCCACGGGACGACTTTCAGCGAAGGGACCCGGTGGCCGGGTCACTGACCAACCGGGCCGTGGGGGCGCGGGTCAGAAGGACCATCGCCCCCACGTAGACCGCCGCTGGATGAACAATGTCGCGCGAGAACTCGGCGTCATCTGATCCATCAAACCCAACCCAACTGAAACCATCGAAAAACATCGTATGAAACCCAACTCCATCGCCGCGCTTGACGCGGCTTCCCGTGATCGCCTGGCCAACGTGCGGAACTTCCGCCACGGCATCCTCGCGATCTGTGCCTTGTTCCTCCTCCTCCCCGTCATCGGATTGCTTTCGGCCTCGGCCTCGGTCAATCCGGAGGCGGCCGGAGTCATGGCGGCCGGTCTGCCCTTCCTCGGGGCGATGACCTTCGGCCCGCTCCGCGACGAAACCAACGGCGACCCCGACGGGGCCGGGCTTGAGATGAAGATCCTCGAGGGGATCCGCGAGATCAAGACCGCTCACGAGAAGATCAACGGCCAGGTGGCCGAGATCCCTGAACTGAAGTCTGAGCTCGAAAAGATCGACAAGACGATCAAGAGCTTCGAGGGACTCAGCTCGGACGTGAAGGCGTTCCAGTCGCAGATGGCCAAGTATGAGGCCCGTCTCGCCGCGATCCGCAAGGAGGAAAACGATCCGCTGAAGCGCATCACGAACGACGAGGAAATGCGGACGCTCGTCACCGCTCCCGCCCGCGTCGCCTACCTGCGGCACAACAACAAGGTGGTGCCGAAGGAACTTCTCGACGCGGCGCAGCGATACGCCGAGATCGTGGAAGGCATGGCCTTGACCGGCGGTGCCACCCCCGGCTCGATCGTGATCAACCAGGAACTCGTGAAGTCGATCTACCAGCTCGTGGCCAGTCACGGGAAGTGGAGCAACTTCGACGTGATCCCCGTCGGCACCCGGAACGTGAAGATCCCGGTGGACACCAGCGACCCGACCGCGGTCTGGGCGACGGAGGGCTCCGCCCCGTCCGAGGGCAGCTACGCGGGTAGCCAGGTCTCGCTCACCATCGGCAAGATCCTCACCTGGATCGGGCTCAGCAACGACCTCCTCGAAGACGACGAGATTGGGCTGGCCAACCACCTGATGACGAAGTTCGCCCGGGCGAACGCGCTGAAGCTGGACTTCTCCTGCTTCCGCGCGGACGGCGGCAGCGACACGACCGACGGCGGTTACACCGGGATCTTCGGCGGTGCGGGCACGGCCTACGGCCTCGCCACCGGCGTGGACAACATCGCGGAACTGGACCAGGAGGACTTCACCGGCCTCATCGCCCAGTCCGACGACGCCCTCATCGGCCTCCCGTCGAGCCGGTGGTTCATGCACCCGCAGATCCTCGTGCAGCTCCTCGCGATCAAGGACCTCAGCGGTCGCTCGATCTTCCTCAACGCGCTGGAGGCTCCGACCGTCGGCGGGCTCGGCTCGATCCTCGGCTACCCGGTGATCACGTCGAACCAGTGCCCCAGCTCGGTGGCCGCCTCGACCGGCTTCCTCGCCTGGGGTGACGCCATGGCGATGGCCGTCGGGGTTCGCACGGACTTCGAGATGGCCACCTCGACCGACGCGAAGTTCACCGAGGACCAGACCGTCTTCCGCTCCCGCATGCGTGCCGGCGTGAAGGTGAAGCTGGCCACGGCCTTCGAGGTGATGACCTTCGGCGCGGCCTCCTGATCCCCGCCCTGAACCGCTAACCCGGGCGCTGGCAGACCGCCCCATCCGTCTGCCACCCTCTCCATGAAAAAAGCCGCGACGAAAAAGACCACGAGCCCGACGCCGGAGACGACCGCAGTCCCCGCGCCTGTCGCCGCACCCGCGACCCTGACGGGGATCGCCAACCGCCATTTTCGCAGTCCCCAGGGATTCCACGCGCTCGGCTCGACCGTGACGCTGACGGGGGACGACATCGCCCGATACGGGCATTTCCTCAGCCGCTGAACCGACCATGTTCCTCCACCTCTCACTGCTGAAAAAGCGCATCCTGCCGCCGGAGCTGGCGGAGGAAACGCGCTACGACGAGCGCCTCGAGGCGATGGCCTCGGGCATCGCGCGGGCGTTCGAAAGCCAGTGTGGCCGTCTTTTCTCGCGGGTCGAGGATCAGGTGGAGGAGATGCCGGGCGGCAATACCCTCTACAGTGTCGCACGCTACCCTCTTGAAGAGGTCGGCGCGGTCGATGTGCGGATCGGTCTGACGGGATCGTGGGACAGCTACCTGGACGAGATCGCGCATCTCTCGAAAAGCTCGGGCCAGATCCTGATGGACGCCCCGCCCTGCACGGAATTCGACACGGTGCGCTTCACCTACACGGGCGGCTACCACATCGACCTGACCGAAGACCTCAGCGACTCGGCCCCGGAGGGAGCCGCGGCCCTGCCGGCGGACCTGATCGACGCGTGGTGCCTGCAATGCGATCACGAGGCGCGCCTGCGCAAGATCTTCGGCGGCACCTCGGACGCGGACCTGTCCGCCCCCTTCGACATGGAGGCCTCCCTCTTTATCCCGCGCGTGGACGCGGTGCTGCGACGCTACACGCGAATGGCATGAGTAACGGCACGAACAGAATCGGATTGCAGATCCGGCTCCCCGAGGAGTTCGAGCGGCTCCGTGCGGCCTACGATCCCGCGACGATGGAGCGCAGTCTGTGCCGGGCCATCGCGGCGGGGTTGGACAAGGCGAACGTCATCGTGCTGTCCACGATCTCGCGCGACCGATTCAATGGCGTCGGCCCCTTTCCCGTGGCGGCGCAAAAGCTGGGGCATCGTTCTCGTCGGCTCGTCCGCAGTCTCTCGGCCTCGCGCGCGGTTGTGAAGGCTCCGGCGAATCTCGACGTGCGGACCGGGCTGGGGTCGAATGTCCGTTACTTCGGCGTCCACGAATTCGGGCACAACGGCCCCGTGAAGGTGCCCGCGCACGATCGCGAGCTGAAAGACGGCCGCCGCGTCAAGGTCAAGGCCCACGAGCGCCTCCTCCGCATGCCCGCCCGCCGCCCGATGCGGGCCGGGCTGGGCGAGCAGAAGAACCAAGAGACCTACCTCGCCTTCCTCTGGGACGAAATGAAGCCCGTCCTCCTTGGCACATGAGCATCGCCGCGGACAACCTCCTGATCCGTGCGAAGACGGACGTCTACCATCGCCTCCTCGGCGACGAGGCGCTGGCGTCGGTCTCGGTGCTGCTTGACGACGAGCACAGCCCGGCGATGCGCGATCAGGTGAAGATGGGGCCGAAGAACCGCCGCGGCGGAAAGTCGGGGGCCTGCGTCATCGTGCGCGCCGTCGGCATCCTCGGGCTGGACAGCGGGGAGACGCCCACGCCCCTGATGCAGATGGCGATCGTTTGCGACGTGGTCGAGGACGTCCTCATCAACGCGGGCGCGGACGGCACGGGGTGGAATGCGGGCGAGATCGTCGCGCGCCTCGTGCAAACGCTGCACCAATCCCATTATGACGAGCGTTTCACGGGCCTGCGACTGAGCGCGAGCGCCCCCGTCGTGGAGCTGGAGGACGAGCAGCCCGGCCGCCGCGGCTTCATGGTGACTTTCGCAGCTAGCCAAATGCAGTTCGACGTCGTCGCGACGTGCCAGAGCGTCTCGATCGCGGACAGCTCGGGCACGATCACCCTCACCTGTGGCACCTCGGGGGCCACGATCTACTACACCACCGACGGCAGCTACCCGGGGTCCGGGAATGCCGAGGCCACCGCCTACACGACGGCCTTCGAGGTGGACGCGGGCACCGTGATCCGGGCCGCCGCGGAAAAGACGGGGCTGAACCCCAGCAAATACATCGCCCAGGCAATCGCCACCTGACCCCTTTACCCAACCCAACCCAAGTAACACGCCATGGCATTCGACCGCACCACCCTCATCCAGGAGCCGGGTCTCGTGACCTTCGGCTCGTCCTACTTCTACTCGGTCGGACCGATCACGGTTGACCTCGTCGAGGAGCGCAGCCCCATCCCCAGCGACGCCTTCGGCGAACTGGACGAGCGCGTCATCGACCGACGCATCGAGGTGAAATTCACCCCCATCGGCGAGTTGGAGGCGCTCGCCACGCTCTTCCCCCACGGGGGCAAGACGCTCGGCGCGTCGCTCTTCGCCTCGGACGATGCCGCCTGCGTCATCGACACCCCGAGCGGGAAACGGCTGACGATCCACAACGCGGCCGTCACGACCCAGCCGACCCTGATCATGGGGCACGACAAGACCCTCTTCGGCGAGGTCACCATCACCGGCCTGATCCGGAAGGACTACGAGCCGAACGCGGCCGCGGCCTACTACACCTACGCCACCGGCCAGAGCTACCCGGGCGACGCGAACATCTCCGTGTCGGCGATCAAGACGCTCGGCTACAAGGCGGCCTGGGGCGCGTCCTCGCCGTGGGATGAGTTCTACAGCCAGGCGGGCTTCACCCTGACCACCGATCTCTCGACCGAGTCGGTGATGGTGGACGGCCACGGCACGGTCGACATCCGCCTGACGAACCTCGTCGCCAGCATCGCCGCGGTGCCGGTCGGGATCTCCGTCAGCGACATCCTCACCAAACGCGCCTTTCAGGGCAGCGGCAACGAACTCGGCGCGCGCCGGACGAGCGGGGACGATCTCGTGATCACGAACCAGCTCGGATCCCTCCAGCTCCACGTGCAGCTCTACGGGGCTCTCATCCAGGACACGCCGCTACGCTTCAGCAATCAGCAGATCGGCAACGGCGAGGTGATCTGGCGCGCGAGCCGCGAGTTCGCGACCGGCACCCCGGTGGCGCTCTACTACGTCGGCACGACGGCCCCGTGATCGGTAATCGGTAATCAGTAAACGGTGAACAGAGAATGAGGCTACTGACGACAGTGTTTCCAGCGGACCACGGGGGCGAGGATCTCGATCGCCTCGTGGCGGTGCTGGAGCATTCGGTGCGGCTTCATTCGCCGATGACGCCGCTGACGGTCCACCGGGAGCAGGCCAACACGGGCGGCGATTCGCGCGGGCGATGGCTCGCCAATGTGGCCGAGTGCAGCCGCCGCACCCGGATCTGGCGCGAGGCGGTCGATGCCCTTCCGGATGGCGAGGTGCTCGGCCTGATCGATGCGGACACCTGCGTCCTCGGCGACTTGACGGAGATCGAGCTGCGGGCCTTCGACGTGGCCTACACGGTGCGGCCGAACTGGGCGCGCTATCCGCTCAATGGCGGCGTCGTCTTCGTCCGGGGCGGGGAGCGGGCGCGGCAGTTCTTCCGCGACTGGGTCGAGCTGGATGCTGAACTGCAACGCGGCGACGTGCCCGAGCTGCTCGACGCCTACGGGGCGATCGATCAGGCGGCGCTGAGTCATCTCGTGAACTTCTCCACGCAAAAGGCCCGCGTCATCGCCCTGCCCTGTGCGGTGTGGAATTGCGAAGACTCGACGTGGGCTCAGTTCAGCGACCATACGAAGATCCTCCACATCAAGGGCAACCTCCGCCGCTGCTGCCTCGGCCATCGTGAGCCGGGCGAGACCTACGAGCGCGTCCACGCCGCCTGGGCCGCGGTCGAGCGCGATCTTTCCAACACCCTCCAACCCGCATGAGCCGCATCGTGACCTGGACGAAAGAGACCGCGATCCCCATCAGCCTCGGCCTGCTGTTCATGCTCGTCGCCGGGGTCTTTGCCTTGGCCATGCGGATCGCGGGATGGGAGCGGAAGCTCGACGAAGCCGTCTCGAATCGCTGGACCTACTCGATGGAGAAGGACAGCTGGCACGAATTCGCCCGCAGCAATCCCGACATCAAGGTGCCGAACATCCAAGCCATCAAGACCGACAACGGCCACAACTGACATGCGCATCACAATCGGCAACGCCCTCCTCGGAGACTACAGCGGCGACAACATCCCCGTCGGGGGATTTGTCGCGTCCGCGACGGGCGACACGCAGCGCGGCCGGGGGACCTGCACGGGGCTGGCCCGCCTCCGCATGCGCGGCGGGGTGGTGGCGTCCTTCACCGTGCCGACCAAACGGACGTTCACCACCGTCAGCGACGCCCAAAAATGGATCTGCGAAACGGCCAAGGTCGGCGGATACGAGGGCCTGCTGCGGTTCGTCTACGCGAGCGGGGCAGAGACCCGTTTCGACTGGGCCGTGGCCCGTCCCTCCAATCTCAGCCATCAGGGCGTCCTCGTCACCGCTGTGTGGGCGATCGAGGCCGGTCGCCCCCTCACCTGATCCGCCAACCGTTTACCGCCCCGATCTGCGCCCATGGCCTCCATCACTTACCTACGAGTCGATAAATCGAAGCAGCGCAGCGTGCGCATCACCGTCCAGGGATCGGGCGATACGCCGAGCTGCTTCCGAGGCAATGCGCAAACCTACCGCGTCGCGGTTTTCGACCCGTCGGGGAATGTCCTCGACCTGTCCGACCATTCGTCCCTGAATCTCGCCTACATGCCCAGCTCCCGCACTGGAGCAGCTTTCGCCAGCAAGACCGACGCCATCGTCAACGCCACCTTTACCGAGGCGCAGTGGGAGGCGGGCACGCATTACCACGCTGAGTTTGTCTTTGAGGAGGCGGACATGAATCCCAGCCTCGACGGGGCGCTCACGAAGTCGTTCTGGATGGTGTGCTTTGGCATCCTCACCGCCACCGGCGAGGAAGACACGCACGGCGGGAACACTTTTACGATCGAGGAGGACGGCACCGCGAACACCGTCACGCCGCCGAGCGCGCCGGCCGTCGGCATCACCTCCGCCCAGGCCGCGGCGCAGATCGACGCCAGCGCGGTGCGCTATGATGCCGCTCAGCCCCTCGACGCCGGGGAAAAAGATCAGGCCCGGCAGAATCTCGGCCTGCCGAAAAACAAGCTCGACGCCACCGCCGCCCCCACCACCGGCGACGACAGCGGCGACGGCTACAGCGTCGGGTCGGTCTGGATCAATGTGACGGCTGACACCGTCTACCAATGCGCCGACGCCACCGTGGGCGCGGCGGTGTGGAAACAACTGGACGGCGGCGGCGGCGGATCCGGCGACGTCGTCGGCCCGGCCTCGAGTGTCAACAATCAGGTGGCGCTTTTCGACGGCACCACCGGGAAGCTCCTGAAATCTTCCGGCACCACCCTCGGCGATGCCGCCGCGAAAAACACCGGCAGCACCGCGGGCACCCTCTGCGCCGGGGACGACAGCCGTCTCAGCAACAGCCGCACCCCCACCACCCACGCCAGCAGCCACCAGAGCGGCGGCAGCGACGCCATCAAGCTCGACGACCTCGCCACCCCGGACGACAACACCGACCTGAACGCCACCACCGGCCGCCACGGACTGCTGCCGAAGCTCGGCGGCGGCACGTCGAACTTCCTTCGCGCTGACGGCACGTGGGCGGCTCCGCCCGGTGCTTCGCCGGTGCCTTCGGCCGTCGTCACCTATTCCACGAGCAGCCCGACCCTGAGTTCCAGCGACAAAGGCAAAATCATCCACGTGGATACCAGCTCCAACTCGGTCACCGTGACTCTGCCAACCGGAACGGCAGGGGATTACTTCTGGATGGTGAAAAAGTTCAGCAACAACGTCGCGACGATGGCGCGCGACAGCGGGGTCGCGCTCTTCCACCAGGGCAACGATGCCGACATCACGATGGAGAATTTCAAGACCTATTTCTTCTGGAACGAAGGCTCGGGGACCTACCGGGTTTTCTCGATGAACTGATCACCGCCCCCTCCACATGGCCGACTACACCGTAGACATCACCCTGCCCGATTGGAAGCTCGGCGACGCCTGGCCGTCGATCACCTTCGGCCCGATCACCGTGGACGGCAGCACCCCGGCCCAGACCCTCGCGCGGGTGCGGATGCAATTTCGCCAGCGTGCCCGCGTCTACACCCTCGACAGCGCCACCGGCGACCGCGACGCCCCCATCACCATCAGCAACGCCGCCACCTGGGTGGCCACCATCGCCGAGCTGACCACCTTCCTCCCCACCGCGGGGAAGTGGGAGTGGGATGCCGAATTCTACCGCACCGGCGTGGCCGCCCCGTGGACCCTCTACAAGGGCGTCCTCACCGTCCACCCGCAGGTCACCAAACCCGCCGCCTGATTCCATGAGTCTGACCATCACCCCCATCACCATCGACGCCCCGGTCACCTTCGGCTACACGGGACCCGCGGGGCCGACGGGTGCCACCGGGCCGACGGGTCCGACCGGGGCGACCGGGGCGACCGGGCCAGCCGGTGCCACGGGGCCAGCGGGTCCGACCGGAGCGACCGGGCCACAAGGCCCGGCCGGGGCCACGGGTGCCACCGGCGCGACCGGCCCGGCGGGTCCGAATCAGATCACGACGGGCACGGCCTCGAACATCACCGGCGCGATCTGGGGCACCGGGACAGGGATCCGGGCGGGGGTGGCGGGCACGGATTTCGTCGCGCCGAATACGACGCCGACGTTCACGGGGGCGAACATCAACGGCAATGTTTCGTATGGCGCAGGGGAGCGCACCATCACGGGCAACTTTTCAAGAAGTGGGTACGAGTATTACGGGACGGGTTCGATTGGGATCGGAAACTTGGTCGGCGTCCAAGAGTTTGCCATCGGGGTCAACCATCGAATTCGGTTTCTCGCGTCCTCGACAAATGTGTTTGTCGGTGGCGGCGCTTGCCTCCAACCAAAAACGGACGGCGTCGAAATCAACAATGGCACCCGTGATGTTTACCGGGACGTTTGGGTCCGGGATGTCATCGCATCCCAATACCTCCGCGCAGGCTCTTTTACTGTCGCCGCGGCCAATGCCCTCTCATCCCCTCCCGAAGGCGCGCTCATTTACGTCTCCAACGAATCCGGCGGAGCCTGTCACGCCTACCGCCGCGGCTCGTCGTGGCTGCGCGTCGCGGACAATGCAACGATTTCCTGATCGACCCATCTCATGCAAACCATCGAACCCTATTCCCTGCTCCTCCTCTGGAAAGACGGAGCCATCACCGCCGCCCAACGCGAAACGAAAACCGTCATCCGCGACGAGGCCGGAGTCATCGTGGCCGAGCGGCCGAATCCCGCCGAGCCCATCCCCCTCGATCTCGGCAGCGAGATCCTCGGCGAGGTCAACGCCGGCCTCCTCGCCCGAATCGCGGAACTCGAGGCGGAACTCGACACCCTGCGCAATCCGCCCGCACCCGCCACCCCGCCGGTCCTCACCGTGCTCGGCGACGACTACGCGGCCCTCCCGCCGGAGATCCAGGTCGCCTTCGCCCCGGCCTTCGCCATCGTGCGGACGCTCGTGCAGGGCGGGCGGAACGATCTCGCCGCCGCCTACGTCGCAGGGCTGGACGTGCCCGAGGGCCTCATCGCCACCCGCGACGCGATCGTCGCCACCCTGCGCGCCTGACCCAACAGGGTCAAGTCCCCCACCTGACCCTCTTCACTCCACCCCATGGCCGACAAGCGCGTCGAGATCCAAGTCGGAACCACCGGAGACACTTCCGGCCTCAAGGACGTGTCGAAGGAACTCGACAACGTCGCCGAGTCCGCGAAGAAGGTCACGGTCGAGACGCAGCAATCCTTTACCCAGCGATTTTTCCCGACCTTCTCCAAGGGCATCAAGCTCGTCGAAAGCGCCCGCGAGTCCCTCGATGAGATGGGGAAAAAGGTCGGCGGACTGACCGGGATGATCATGCAGGGGCTGGCGAATCCGTGGGCCGCCGCCTCGGGCATCGTCACCACCGCCGCGCTCGGGATCATCCAGGCCTTCCGCGATGTCCAGCAAGCGGAGAAAGACGTGCTCGAAATCGCGGGCGAGTCGTGGAAAAAGCAGAAGCTGGCCGTCGATTCCTTCCTCCCCTCGCAATCGGCCCTCGTCACCTCGCTGAATGCCTCGGCCACGGCCGTGGGCCAGATCACGGAGCGCCTCACCGCCAACGAAAGCGCCATCGCGAAAGCCATCGCCAGCGAGACCGCCCTCGCGGAATCGGCCAAAGCCCTGGCACTGGCCCGCATCCAGCTCGCCGAGGCCGAGGGCCGCCTCTCGCAATCCGACGCCGCCCGCCAGCGGGCCATGATCGAGGCGACCACGGCGGAGGAGGCCTTCACCCGGCAAACCGACGCGGCCAACGCCGTCCTCCAAGCCCGCCGCGATGCGCTCGCCCAGGTCACCGCCGAAATGGAGAAACTCCAGACTCAGCGCGATGCGATGATGGCCGATGCCGCCGCCGCCGACACCGGCAGCGTGCGGGACAAAGGCGCGGCGATCGATCCGGTGCTGAACGCGAATGTCGATCAGGCCCGCGCCGAGGTGCAGGCCGCCCTGCGTGATGCCACCGTCACGTGGGAGGAGTATGTCATGGGATTCGTCGAGGCGATCAAAGCCTCTCCGAACCTCAGCTTTTCCGTGGCCGGTCTCGGCATGGCTTTCAAACAAGGCAAGGATCAGATCGACGCCCGCGTCGAGGCGGCCAAGGAAGACGAAAAGAAACGGACTGCGGAGCTGGAGGCCGCCATCGACGCCCGCGTCCAAGCGATCGACCGCAACGCCGCGGCGAGTCGCGACGCGATCAACGCCGTCACCCAGCAACTCGACGCGGCCACGGTGCGGCTCGAAGAGGTGAAGCGCCAAGCCGCCGAGGCGCAGGCCGCCGCGGATTCACTGGCCCCGGGTGGCACGGCCAACCAGATCTTTCAAAACAAACAGGCTGTCGGCGGAGTCGGCACCATGGTGGCCGGATCGACGCCCATCACCCCCGCCGATGTCGCCGATGCCGCGGACTCCACCGCCCGGCGCGAATTCCTCGCCGCCATCGCCGACGGCATCCAGCAGCGCGAACTCGTCTTCCTCGACCAGCTCCTCGCGATCATTTCCACGGAGAACACGGGCAACAATTCGCTACAGCAACGCCTCAAGCGTCTCGAAGAACAAATCGCCGTCCTGCGCACCGGCCTCTGACCCATGCCGACCTATCAATTCAAGCTCGGCGGCTCCACCCTCTGCTCCCTCAATCTCGAGCAGGCCCGCCTCGAACTCCGCGCCGGGGGGCCGGATCGGCTGAATCTCGTCTACAATGCCGACATCGACGGCACCGCTCCGCACGCCATCCATGCCGAACTGACCCTCACCTGCGAAACCACCAGCGACACCGGCACACTCA